CTCGGTTACCTAAAGACTGGGCGCAGCGCCGGGCGTTGGTGGCCGCGCGTGCTGATGGTCGTTGCGAGGCGCAGCTGCGTGATGGTTCTAGATGTAGCGCATTTGGTACTGATTGTGATCATGTGGTTCATGGTGATGATCATTCGTTAGCTAATTTGCAGTGGCTTTGCCCTTGGCATCATAAACGTAAGACTGCACGCGAGGCGGCTGAAGATTTGGCTGCAGCAAGGCAGCGCTGTATGGATTCGCCGCGCCCCCATCCGGGGCTAGAGCCGCGAGGGGTGGGGGGTACCCCGTACCCCCGGTAGGTGTGCGAAACCATGAGGGGCTGTGGGTTTTTGTTTGTACGGGTCTGGGCTTTTTTACCTGGTCAGAGTGGGTTTAGGTTGCCTTTTTGGTAGGTGTTGCCGGTGACGGTTATGTATCTGTCGCGGGCGTAGAACTCGATATTTTGTCCGTTCCAGTAGCGGCGGAATCCTTTTTGTTCGGGTGCGCTTCCCCAGATGTGTAGCCCGGTTCCTGAGGGGCTTATCTCGATCCAGTTATGGGGGTATGTGGCAACGATTCGCTCGGCAGCCTTTTTTAACGTTCCCTGGGCGGTGAAAGCATCGTCTAGGTCGATACAGGCGATGCCTTGTCCGAGGATGTATCCCAGGTGTTTTGAGGTTTGTTTGCAGGTTTGGTAGCTGTTCCAGGTTTCAGGGTCGGTGACTGATGCGTAGCGCCCGGTTTTCGGGTTGATGGGGCGTTTTTTGTCATCGTGGTTTACCCACCGGTTTGCCTCTATCATTTCGGCGGGGATTGCAGGTGTGCGGTGTGCAGCTACGCGGCATCGGGTGGAGCAGTATTTTAGGTCTTTTCTGCGGTGCGGCTCGATTTTTGCCCCGCAATGTCTGCAGGTGCGTTCTGGGGTGCTTTCTGAGGGTTTCACAGGCTTTGGGTCTGCGTGGCGCTCGCGGTTGCCTGCGACTCGGCATCGGGTGGAGCAGTACTTGGCGCGCCGGTTTTTTCCGGGTGGGATAGGACGTGCGCACCGGGCGCAGATTCGGGTTTCCATACCTCTATTGTAACGCTTTTGATTGCTGTTTGTTACGTTGTTGGGGGGTGTTTCGGGTGGCTGGTAGGGGACCTGCTCCCAAGCGTGAGCAAGATCGGGCGCGCCGTAATAAGGATGCGCCCCCGCTGCGGTTGGTAGAACTTTTGGATTCCGGTTTGGTGCTACAGCCCGAGCTTCCAGAGTTTCAGGTGCGTTCGGTAGAAGACGGGCATGTAGTGATGCGGGATTTCGTGTGGCCTGACCGTACTCGTGATTGGTGGGCTATGTGGGCAGCTTCGCCGCTTTCGGATGATTTTACGGCTTCTGATTGGGATTTCTTGTTAGATACTGCGGTGCTTCATGCCCGGTTTTGGCAAGGAGATTTTAAGGTTGCTCCTGAGTTGCGGTTGCGGGTGGCGAAGTTCGGTCAGACACCAGAAGATCGTTTGCGGTTGCGGATTGAGTTTTCTCCTCCTCCCGAGCCTGCTCCTGAGTTTTCGGGTCGCTTACATGAGGGTGGTTCTCGCTCACGGGGGCGTAGAGCTACTTTGCGGGAGGTTTCTTGATGCCTTGGCGGCCTTTGGATGAGTCAGATGAGTTTCCCACTTTGGGGTATTTGGTTGCAGATTGGATGGAAGACTACTTGCTGCAGCCGGATACGGAAGAAGTTCGTCCCTTTATTCCTACTCAAGAACAGCTTGAGTTTTTGGTGCGTTTGTATCGGCTGGATCCGTCCTCGGGAAGACGCCTAGTTTCGCGGGCGGTGCTATCTCGTCCTCGTGGCTGGGGTAAATCACCGTTCGTAGCGGCCATTGCGATTGCGGAGGCACTAGCCCCGGTACTTTGTGACGGCTGGGACGTAAACGGGCAGCCGGTGGGGGTACCTTGGGTTACTCGTAGAACTCCGTTAGTGCAGATATGTGCTACTACGGATGATCAGACTGCTAATACTTGGGATGCGGTTTTGGAGATGCTTCGCGGCTCGCGGGCTCAAGAAGACTATGGTGTGGATCCTTTGGATTCGTTTGTGGCTCTTCGGCGGGGTCGGATTGAGACGAGGACTTCTTCTGGTACTTCGGTTAAGGGTGCGCGCTGCGTGTGTGCGGTGATGGATCAGACCGAGACTTGGCTCCCGGGTAATCGGGGGCCGTATTTGGCTCAGACGTTGCGTAATAATGCTTCGAAACTGGGTGGGATTACGCTGGAAACTCCTAACGCTTTTACGGTGGGGCAGCATTCGGTTGCAGAATCCACGGCGCGGTTTGCTGAGCAAGTTAAGGCAGGCAAGGTTAAGAAAGAGGCTCGAGCTTCTTTGCTTTATGATCATCGTCAGGCTCCTTTGGATACGGATTTATCTTCTCGGGCATCGTTGATTAAGGGGTTGCGGATTGCTTATGGGGATTCTGCTGCTGATCCTGCGGGTTGTTTGATTCACGAGCCTGCCTGTACTCCGGGATGGGTGGATTTAGAGCGGATAGCGACTGATTTTTGGAATACGGATAATGATCCGGTTCAGATGTCAGCTGATTATTTGAATCAGATTTCGGCGGCTTCTGATGCGTATGTGTCGATGCCGGAGCTGCGTGGTATTGAAAAGCATGATGTGCGTATTTCTTCTCAGGAGCCGATTACTTTAGGTTTTGATGGTTCTGAGGGGCGCAAGATTGGAATAGCTGACTCCACGGTGTTGATTGGGTTTTCGGTTACTAAGCGGCATTTCTTCAAGATTGGGATTTGGTCGCAGCCTGATGGTCCTGCCGGTGAGGGCTGGCAGCCGCCCCGCCTCGAGATTGAGCAGACGGTTCGCAACACTTTTGAAAAGTTTAACGTGGTTGGGTTTTACGCGGATGCGTCAGCTGGTTGGGCTGGTGATGTGAAAGCGTGGGAGGCTCGCTGGGGAAAACGCTTAAAGGCTCGCATATCGGGTAATGAACCGATTAGGTATCCGCAGCGGAATGTGTCTGCTACCTGTGAGGCGTTTGCTTCGCTGTTGTCTGATATTCGCGGTGGTCGGGTTTCTTATGATGGTGACCCGCAGATGACTGCGCATTTCTTAAATGCTCGCCGGGAGGCGCGCAGGGCTGGTTACGTATTGGTCAAACCGGTAAATGACCAGGATTATTCAAAGATTGATGCTGTTTGGGGTGCCATGTTTGCTTATCGGGCAGGCTTGGACGCGGTCGGTAAAGGTGAGTCTATTCCGCGTACTCGTAGGCGTCCTCGCCGATTGTATTAGTAGGAGGGAGGGGTTATGGATCGTTCTGCCCAGCAGTGGCTTGAGTGGATTACCTCGCGTGCTGACAGCGAAAAGCCGCGTGTTAGCCGGTTGCGTGCGTATGCATCTTCTAAGCCTCCGATGCCAGATATGGGGCCACGCCTAAAGAAGTCTTGGCTGCGGTTCCAAGATCGGGCGCGCACAAACTTTGCTGGTCTTATCGTGGATTCTTTAGTAAACCGGATCCAACCTAACGGGATTGTGATTGGGGGAGACCCTAACTCTGCGCTCTCTAGTCAGGCTGGCAGGATTTGGCGAGATAACCGCATGGACGTGGCTGTAGCTGACGCGGTACGCGATGCTTGCACCTTGGGAACCGGGTATCTGCTAGTTACCCGGGATGAAAACGGAAAAGCCGTAATCACCCGGGAACGCCCCGAACAATTCTTTGCGCTCCCAGACCCCGTGCATCCCTGGCGAGCCCTAGCGGCGGTAAAAGTATGGCGTGATTCCACTCAAGAAACCGATTATCTGCGTCTATGGGCTGACGGGTCACTGATGGAGTATTCTCGTCCTTCTTTCACCAAGTTCGGGTCTGCTCGCGAATACGTGGAAACTTTTACCGGTAAATGGGTTTTCCAGGCGGTTTCGCCATGTGACGGTGTACCGGTAGTGCTGCTAGACAATAAGGATCGCGCTGGCGAGTTCGAGTATCATCTGCCTTTACTTGACCGGATTCACTGGGGGATTTTGCAGCGCCTGGTGCTTACATCGTTGCAGACTTTCCGGCAACGCGCATTGCGCTCTTCCAACCCGGATGCTCCCGGGTTGGCTGAAACTGACGAGGACGGTAACGATATCGACTATGCCCGGATTTTCGAGCCCGGACCGGGCGCCTTATGGGAACTTCCTCCCGGTATCGAGATTTGGGAATCTCAAACCAGCGATATTCGCCCTCTCCTTGAGGCAGTAAAAGACGATATTCGTACCCTTTCGGCGGAAACCCACACCCCGGTATCCTCGATGCTTCCCGATTCAGCGAATCAGAGCGCTGCAGGTGCAGAAGCACCGATGCAAGCCCTGGTGTTCAAAGCTCAAGACCGGATTAACCGGTTCAAGCCTGCCCTAGCGGTCTGCTTAGTAAAGGCTCTACAAATAGAGAACGCGCCTCTAGGTGACCAAACCCTGGAAGTACTATTTGCGCCCCCCGCGATGGTAACCCTCGCGGAACGCTACGATGCCGCTACTAAAGCTAAAGCCGCAGGCGAAGCCTTAGAAACCATTCAAAGGAACATTCTGGGATATTCCCCAGACCAAATCGCCCAGGACAAGAAACGCCGCGCAGAAGAAGCTATCGCTCTAGCTGCCGGGATAAGCGCCGCGAAACCACCCCCAGAAGATAAAACACCACCTGACGAACCTGCCCAAACCTAGAAGACCTTGAGGGGAGGGACGCAATGCCTATTGAAATGGGCGACCTCTCCCACGCCTACCAAGAAGCCTGCCACCAAGTACGCTCACGCATCGAACGATTCGCTCGCGGATATTGGGCTCAGATGCCTAACTATCGTGACGAGGCTATTAAGGATATGGTCGCTGCGATTACCCCTCGAGTGCTGGCTGGCCAGGAGGCGGTAGCTGAGCTTACTGATGCCTACCTGGCGGCGTGTGCTGATCTTATGGGGCTCGCAGCCCCTACCGGGGAAGTGATGGCGTCAGAGATAGCTGCCGGGCTGCGCGGTGTTGACCCGTATCTGGTGTATGAGCGTCCTGGTAAGGAAGTGTATCGCCGTCTTAGTGAGGGCAAAGACATTGATGCGGCCGCCAAAGCCGGCGGGCTGAGGCTGTTGAATCTGATTGGTACGGATATTCAACTTGCCCGTACCCGTCAGGGGCATCGCTCAATGTCCTCTTGGGGTGGTGACCAGTTTTATCGGCGAACCCTCACGGGGCGCGAGAATTGTGCTTTATGTACGATTGCTTCGACCCAGCATTACCGAGTCGATCATGTCATGCCAATACACCCGGGCTGTGATTGCGGGTTTGAACCGCTCCCGCCAGGGGTGGGGATTGAACAAGTAATCGAGCCTAAACGCCTTGAGTCTGCACATAAAGCGGTAGCGGATGCCGGTTTCAAAGTAGATCGGGGCGGGCGGTTCCCGGATTATTCGAAGATTATTCTCGAAACCCGCCACGGCGAGGTTGGTCCGATCTTGTTGATGTCACAACGCAAAAACAGAGCCGCTAATTATGTCAGCTTTTTATGGAAGGAACGAAAGAAGCCGTGGAAACCATACGAGATTAAGAAAAAAGCAAAATCCGCTTTATCGATGCTAGATAATGCAAATCTGCTCCCATATGGAATTGAGTTACCTAAACTAGATGCCATGCCCAGGACTAATTTCGCTGGTGGCAGGGTAAGAGCAAGATTCTTACAAAAGAAGAACAGGATCGAGATTGACCACCACTTAGAGCATCTGGACTTGAGTATTATTCACGAATACTGCCATGCAATAGACTGGCATCTAGGAGGATGTAAAAAGTTTGCATCTGAAACCCCTGGGTCACTCCCAAATAAAATTTACCTAGCCCTGTGTCACACATACACCGGGGAAAACCTCAAGGACGGGTACCCAAGCATGGGGCGTGAAGTATTCGCTCGAGGGTGCGCTCAGTATGTCGCTATGCTCAATCGTAATGATAAGATGCTGGCGCAGATAGAAAGCATTCATAAAACGAATGGCATGCAGTGGTCTAAAAAAGAAATGCGCCACGTAGCCTACCTTTTTGAACAACTGGCGCTACAATTGAAGCATGATGGATTTGCGCGGTGACAAGCCCCTGGAGGAATGTAACCTCGAGGAAACATTGTCCCGCCCTCTTACCGCTGAAGAAAACGAAAAGTATTCTGATGAATTCATGGAGGAGCATTTTATACGAATAGCGTCTGGAACCGAATGGTTTTACTTTGAACCATACTTACGAGGTCGCTGGACACTTGAAGAAGTTCTAGAGAACTACTCTTATTGCGAATAAAACAATAGCTTCCAGCCCCAGGCATTTGTGCCTGGGGTTTGGTTTTACCCGGCGCCGTAACGGCTCCGGGATTTTTTATACCCATTTTCGGTGGGTAATCACTTTTTATTTTCCTGAAACAGGAGGAATCATGGATACAACTGCTCAAGAAACACCCGCTGACCAGCAGGATAATCACTCGCGGACGGATTCCGAAACGGAAAACGCTCAGGTGGATTTAGCTTCCCAGGTCGAGCATTGGAAGGCGATGTCTCGTAAGAATGAGGAGCGCGCTAAGGCTAACGCTGAAAAAGCGAAGCGCTTTGATGAACTGGAAGAACAGTCTAAAACAGAGTTGCAAAAAGCTCAGGAGGCTTACGCGGCTGAAAAAGCGCGTGCGAGCTCTTTAGAACTGCAGGTTTTAGCTTCTCAAGTCGCTGCCCGTCACGGTATAGACCCGGTTCTTCTGCACGGTAAGGATGCGGAAGAACTTGAAGCGAACGCGCAGGCTCTTTTGGCTTGGCGGGACAAGCAAGTAGGTAACCAGCCTGCTCCTGCTTCTTCTTCGAAAGATGCCGGGGATCAGGGGGAGGATATCGGAGGACCTGAGCAGCTTACCCGTGAGGATCTTCAATCCATGACGCCTGCTGAAATCGTGAAGGCGCAAAAAGCAGGCAAACTCAAGCATTTAATGGGGCGTTAAACCCGCCCCTCTATTTTTAGGAGGTCGCTATGTCGATTAAGAATTTCATCCCAGAGGTTTGGGCTGCAAACATTCTGGAAAACTTTCACCACGAGGGCGTTTTAACTGCGCTTGCTGACCGCGAATACGAGGGTGAAGCCAAGATTGGTAACACTGTTCATATCCCGGGCTTTGTTGATGTGCAGGTAAAGGACTATAAGACCGGGGTGGTAAAAGATGCCCGGTCCCAGCCTATTCCGCGTACTACCGCGCCCGACCGGGTGCAAACTACTGGTATTGATCTAAAGATTGACCAGGAAAAGTCTTTTGACTTCCTAGTTGATGATGTTGACCGGGTACAGTCGCAGTATTCTTTTGATGCCTATACTCGCTCTGCAGCTACAGGGTTAGTGGAGGACGCGGAAGCTTTCTTGACTACTTTGATTTGTACCGAGGGAACCAAGGTTACCGGTTTGACCGATCCTACGGATGCTGCTTCGGCTCGTGGCGTGCTTTTGAAGCTGCGCGGGGCTCTCACTAAGGCTAAGACTCCGCAGGCGTCTCGTTACGCGCTGATTAATGCGCCTTTCGAGGAGTTGCTCTTGTCGGGGGATTCTAAGCTGGTGCAGGTCGATAAGTCGGGTTCTACTGATGGGCTGCGGGAAGCCATTATTGGGCGATTGATGGGCTTTGACGTGATTACTTCTCCTTTCCTGGATGATTCCGCGCCGATGGCGGTTGCTTTCCATCAACCCGCCTTAGCGTATGTTTCCCAGGTGAATGAGCAAGAAGCGTTGCGTGACCAGGATTCTTTCGCTGACCGGGTGCGCGGGCTGCATGTGTATGGCGGGAAAATCGTGCGACCTACAGCGGTACAGATTTATAAGAAAGGCGCATGATGAGCGTAAAAGTCAAAGGTCGTAATGGCTTGGTGATTTCGGTACCTGACCAGGTGGCCTCTGGCCTCATCGCTGAGGGGCGCCTGGAAGAGGTACAAGAAGCCAAGTCTTCGCCCCGGCAGTCTAAACGCTCCCGGGGTAAATCTGAGGATTCTTCGAGCAAATAGGGGAGGGAAGCATGTCCTGGCCAGTTAAGCTTTCTGATATTGAGGCCGCTCTCGGAAGGGAGTTCGCTTCAGATGCGGAACGTTCTCGCGCTCAACATTTATTGGACAGTGCGGTGACGGTGTTTTCTCGTGAAGCTGGTATCCGTTTCGGTGCTGGTCAGGCATGTTGCTTTTTCTTGGTTCGAGATGGTTATGTCCGGGTCTCACAGCCGGGGGTAACCAAGATTGTTTCCGTTCTTGACCTAGCCGGTTCCCCGGTGCCTTATGGGTTCCATCGGGATTATTTGCAAGTGTTCCAGGTCGAGGCCGATTTGGACTGGGTGCAGGTTCGTTTCGATTACGATTTCACGCCCCCGGAAGTGGTCTCTGTGCGCATTACGGAGCTTGCGGTTCGTTCTTTTTCGATTGATAAATACGCCCGGGCGGGGCTGACTCAGTTCTCTAAAACTGATGGTCCTTTTACTAGGTCTCGCTCTTATGCGAGTTGGGCTAGTGGTGGACAGACGTTGCTTTCTCCGGAGGATCGGCGCCTGGCGCGTTCGCTTCGCGTATCGCGTCCGGTTTCTCCGATTTTGTTGGAGGCGCGCCGTGTTTGATGAAGCTGATGAAGATTTAGTACCGGTGTCACTCCTGCAGGACTATCCGGGGGATCGTGACCAGTACGGTGACCGGGTCGAAAATGGCGAGTTATCTTCTTCCTCGTTGCCTCCAGCGTTTTTTGCACCTGGTGCTATGTCATCTGAGCTTGCTCCGGGGGTAGATGCGATTGAGTGCGATGCCGTGCTGTATTGGCCAGATATCACGGATATATCGGTTAAGCCGATGGATCGTATCGAGGTCATGGGCAGCAGGTGGCAGGTTGTGGGAGAGCCTGCAGTCTGGCCTTTAGGTACCACTCTGGCACTTAAGAAAGTGCGGGGTAAGCACTACTAGCAAGGAGGTTTCAGGTGGGGAACGTTAGGTTTTCTATGAAGAAATCTGCCGTTGATCAAATCCTTAAAGGGGAAGCTACCAGGGCTTTGCTCGCAGAATACTCCGCTGGTATTCGCCGGCGTGCTGGTAGTGAGTTTGAGGATTCTACTCGCATGGGCAAAGACCGGGTACGCGGATATGTGGGTGCCTGGTCTACGGCAGCTAAGCGTAAGCAGGCACGTGAGCATTCTTTGGAGCGAGCTGTTGGAGGCGGTAAATGAGGGGAGAGTTTTCTTTTCCAGATATTAAGAAGCTCGTTATGGATCATCTTGCGGCCTCTCTTAAGGATGCAGGGCTTTATGGGGAATCGGTTCCTATTTATTCCAATCGTCCCGATGATGGCGCCCAGGTTGGGCAATCTTGGGTGCGAGTAGTCGCTACTGGCGGGCAGGGACGATTTGGGCGGGTGCTGCAAGATTTTCAGGTCACTGTGGATTCTTATGCGGGGTCTACGGGGGCTGCTTCTGATCTGGCGCGGCAGGTTGATGAAGCAATGTACGAGATGGTAGGAGCCGCGTCTCCTATCTGTAGGGTCAGGGGTTTTACTCCTGGTGAGTTTCCTGACCCAGATATTCAGCAGGCCCGTTGGACCTGCACGTATCAGCTAACCGTAAAACTATCGCAGAAAGGATAAATATTATGGCTGTAGTTAATGCTGATTTTGCGCACATGTTTGGGTCTGATGATGATTGTCTGTACCTGGCTGAGCGCACTCCGGAGCTTGCTAAGAAGCTTGAGGAGCTTAAGAATCTTTCCGATCCGGTTCCTGAGGGAATGGTGGATGTCGGATGGATTGACGAGGACGGTATGTCGCTGTCTTTCGATGATTCCGTTGATGAGATTAAGGGGCATCAAGGTCACGGCGTGGTCAAGTCCTTCATGTCGGATTCGACCTCTAGTTTCGCCGGTGCGCTCCTTGAATCCAAGCTGTCTACGGTACTTCGTTACCTAGATGGTGAAATCGTAAAAGATGGCACTTCCGCTACTCAGGTGCGGATGAAGGCTAAATCCTCGCGCCAGGCTCGCGATATGTGCGGGGTGGTAGACCTATTTGACACCTCCGGGAATAAGGCGCATTACCGTTTTGTGTTCCCGCATTTGTCTTTGGGAGAGCGTGAAGAGATCGCCTGGAAGACCGGGGAAATCGTTGCCTATAAGCACACTTTGAAAGTGTTGGGCGATTATTACGTGATTTCTGATGATACTGCGTGGACTAAATCGGAGGAGGCCACAAAGTTTCTAGCCAACCCGACTCCTAGTGGGGCTAGTGGTACTAGCTCTTAGAAGTATCTAGTCTGCCTCGCCCGTACTCCTTTCCGGGATTTTCCGAGTACGGGCGAGGTTTCTTTTATCTAGGTAAATCCCGATTATTGAAAGGAAAATACCTATGGCTACTGCCAAAAAACCCGTGAAAACTTCGACCTCTAAAAAACCGTCTGCAGCTGAGCTTGCCCGCAGGGAGGCTCAGTCCAGTAAGGACAAGGGAGATATTTTAGAGATAACCGTTGATGGGATTAAAGCTACCCTTAAGCAGGAATGGTTCAACGATTACGAGATTATTGCCCAGCTAAATGCAGGGAATGTTTTCTTATTAACTCAGCTGATGTGGCCGGATCTGGCGCAACAGTTTGAGGCGCTGAAGCCGTTGCGTAATGAGGACGGCAAGCTCACTACCGAGCGGGTCTCCCAATGGCTTCAAAAGGTACTCGACCAGGTTAATGCGGGAAAATAATCGACTTCTACCGGCTAACCAATGAATATTGGGAACCGTTAGAAGCATCGTTCCAGGCAGAATACGGTCTGGATTTATCCAAGATTTATAGCGGCGAGCTCTCGTGGCGCAAAGCCGCTGTATTGGCAGAGTTTTTGCCGCCCGGGTGCGCATTTCACCGTGCTAGGGGAGGGGCTGCGGCCTTTAGCGATGATGCCTCTTTGATGCTGGAAGCCACTCAACGGATTATTTCCGCCCAAATCATGATTCATGGCGGTAAGCGCTCCCAGATTCCGAAACCGATTCAACCCCCACCAGTGGGGTGGCGCATCGATTTTGAAGAAAAACAACGCCGCAGAGCGCGGAAGGCTGCGGCTCACGCCAGGAGGGCGGCTGCCCGTAAAGCAAGTAAGAGTTAACGGCTCTAAGAAGGGGGATGGGATGGCTGTATCGAATGGTTTCCAATTGGGGACTGCTTGGATCCAGATTTCTCCCTCTATGCGGGGCTTTAAGAAAGAAGTCCTAAAAGAGCTGGGCGAGACTTCTGAACCAGCGAAAAAGCAGATACATACCGGTCTTGGTAACGCTTTTAAGAAGGTTGGCAAGATCGGGGTATCTGCTATCGCTGGTGTCGGTACTGCCATCGCAGGTATCGCGATTCATGGCGGGATTTCCCGGGCGTTAGCTATCGAGCAGGCGCGCGCGAAACTCGCCGGTCTTGGAAATGACGCCAAGGGCGTGGACAAGATCATGCAAAACGCTCTCGCCTCAGTTAAAGGAACTGCTTTCAGCCTGGGCGATGCTGCCACTGTAGCTGCCTCACTTTCAGCCTCCGGGATTAAAGCTGGCACTGACCTGGAAAACTCTTTGAAAACCACGGCAGATGTAGCCCAAATTACCGGAAAATCCCTAACCGATGTGGGAGCTATCTTCGGGTCGGTAGCTGCTCGCGGAAAGCTGCAAGGCGATGACATGCTGCAGCTTACCAGCGCCGGGCTGCCGGTATTGGCTTTGCTTGGAAAGCATCTTGGCAAAACCACTACCGAGATTTCTGACATGGTGTCAAAAGGTCAGATCGATTTCGCTACTTTCCGTGACGCCATGCAAGAAGGAATCGGCGGTGCAGCTCTTAAAGCAGGGGCTACCTTTAAGGGCGCTTGGGCGAACCTGAAAGCCGCGCTAGGGCGTGTCGGAGAACAAATGATGGGGCCGGTACTAAACGCGACCCGTGACACCATGAACGCCCTCATCCCTCTAGTGGACGTGGCAGCCACTAAAGCGACCCCTGTTTTTGAAGCTTTCGGCAAAAAACTAGGGGAAACGGCTGCCTGGTTTACCCGCCTGGTAACCGCAATAGCTCAAGGAAAACCCTCAGCAGAGTTCGCCTGGCTCCCCGGGGTAATCGAAGGTGTAAAGAATCTCGCCCTCGGTATCAAGGCGCTCGTAGAGTTCCTAGCCCCATTTGCAGGCGGCATAGCCCTGGTATCTTTCAAAGTGCTCTCCCTGGTAGGGGCGCTGCTGCAAACCCGTTTCGGGCTGCTGGCGGTGGCTGCCGGGTTCGCTACGGTCGGTGCTGTCTATGCGGGTATCAAAATCACAAAATATATTTCAGATACCAGTAATGCGATTAAAACTGCCGTTAACAGGTTCAAGGATCTGCATTGGGCAAAAATTACTGATGCAGCAGATACAGTGCGATTGCGGGCGGTTTATGCGTGGGACTGGATATCTGTCCATGCTCGCTCAGTTTGGTCTACCACTCGCCGTTACTGGCAGCTCACCGCAGCCAAGGTCAAGGACACTGCGGTCACTGTAGCGAACAAGGCGGCTACCTTGGGGGCTGCTGGCGCTCAACGTGTCCTGAATATGGTGGTTAAGAAATCTCCTCTGTTCATCTTGGCAGGAGTGCTAATCGCGGTCGGTGCTGCCCTCTACAAGTTCTTCACCTCTACCGAGCAAGGCCGGGCAGCTTTAGGGCAAATGAAGCAAGCCCTCACGACGGTGCTACAAGCTCTAGCGCCCATCGGTAACGCCTTTACTAGCGCTTTTAGCGGGGCAGCAGGGAAAGCCGGAGGTGTCATATCCTCTATCGGAGATTCTATTGCCTCGCTAGTAACATCCGCTGCTCCGTTACTAACGAGCTTAGTATCTACCCTGAGCGTCCTGTTCTCCTCCCTCATGGGTGCGCTCGCTCCTACGCTTGCGCAGGTAGGGCAAATCTTTTCCACTATGATGGCTAATCTTGCCCCCATATTGGAACAAACATTCGCTACCCTCACCCCGGTACTGGGACAGGTAGGGCAAATCTTCGGGCAAGCACTCGGGCAAATAATGGGAGCACTCGCCCCCATCCTGCCTATCCTGGCGCAATCATTCGCCCAAATATCTGCCGCCCTCGCCCCTCTAATTCCGCAAATCATCGGGCAACTACTCCCGGCATTTTCCCAACTAGCAGGAACCGTTGGAACCTTGCTTGCGCAAACTATTGGTACTATCGCGGGTGCGCTGGCGGGCTTGGTTCAGCAGATTGCGCCCTTGATTGCCCAGTTGGTTACCACTCTGATTCCGGTGATTGGTCAGATTCTGCAGGTTGTTGCCATGATTTTGCCGGTTATCGCGGGTGTAGTGGTGCTGGTAGTAGCGAAGATTCTTCCGATTATTGCGCAGCTGGTTGCCGCGATTATTCCTTTGGTGACGCAAATCTTGCCAATGATAGCGCAGGTTATTGCGTTGCTGGTTCCAATTATTGCCCAGATAATCGCGGCGGTTGCCCCGGTAATCGCGATGATCATTTCTGTGCTGATCCCGGTGATCCAAGCGGTTATGAACATCGTGGTATCCGTGATTAGCGCGATTGTTCCAATCATTCAAGCCGCTATCACGATTATCACGGGGATTATCCAAGTATTTTCCGCAGTTCTTTCGGGGAACTGGTCTTTGCTTTGGCAGGGAATCAAGAATGTCCTCTCTGGAGTGTGGCAAGCGATTAAATCCATCGTTACCGGCGCTATCAATATCGTGCGGTCGGTCATTAGCAACGTGGGCGCTGCGATTAGCGGTATCTGGACTACCCTTTGGGGTGGGATAAAGAGTATCGCTAGCGGGGCTGCCAACTGGGTTAAATCCACAGTTACCTCCATCTTCAACGGGTTAAAAAATGGGGTTATTTCCACATTTGACGCGATGAAGAATGGGATTAAAACCGCCTGGGACAAGGTGAAAGAAATCGCTGCAGCCCCGGTCCGGTTCGTGGTAAATACCGTTTATAACAACGGTTTACGTTCCTGGGTAAATAAAGCTACTTCCGCTATCGGGCTCAAAGGGGTATCGCTACCCTATGTGAAGCTAGGGTTCGCTGGTGGCGGGCAAGTTCCCGGGTATGCTCCCGGGAGAGACACTATTCCCGCGATGCTTTCCCCGGGCGAGTTCGTGCTGGTGCCTGAGGCTGCGCGCGCTATCGGATATCGTAACCTTTACGGGATTAACGCTGCCTATACCTCCCGCAAGCCCTCCGGTGGACAGCATTTCGCTGGCGGTGGTCTGGCTGGTGCTTGGAGCACGCTCAAAGACTGGGGATCTAAAGCAGTAGATTTCTTCGCTGATCCCGTAGGTACTTTCCTATCAGCTGTAACTGCCCCAGCGAGAGCCTTACTAAGCCGGATTCCGGGCGGAATCGTTGGGCAGATGGGTACCGGAATAGTAAATAGTCTGCTGGAAAAACTATCAGGCTGGTTTAAGGGCAAAGCTGAAGCAGCTAACCCCGGTGGCGGTCTGGTATCTCAAGCGATGGTAGCGGTGGCTCGCAAGATTCCCTACGTGTGGGGCGGTACTACTGATGCAGGACTGGACTGTTCTGGCCTGGTGTACTGGTCTGCTAAGCGTGCTGGGTTCGGGTGGCCGCGTCTTACCGCTGCCGGTTATCAAGCCGCTTCTCGGAAAGTTTCCTCTCCGATACCGGGTGCTCTAATTTTCTGGGGGAATCCCGCTCACCACGTGGCAATCTCTGCGGGTGGTGGCTATCTGATTGAAGAACCCAAACCCGGGCTTTTTGCCCGAAAGATCGGGATGCGCGGAAACTCTGGGTACGGAATATATGGAGGCAAAGGAACCGGAGCTACCGCTGCTGGCCTTAACCGCGAAGGCAGGGCTCATAAATACGATTCTGGCGGACTCTTACAGCCAGGGCTAACTACCGTGCTGAATATGACCGGTAAACCAGAAGCGGTATTAACCGACCAGCAATGGCGTACGCTCAGCGAATCTGGAAACCGTGGCGGAGACGTTTACAACATTCACGCCCCCGATCATGCTTCGGCAGAAGAAATCATCGACCGGGCGATGCTAGCCAAACGCTTCCGCCACTACTTGGGAGGCGAAATCTCTTATGCGGTTTAAGATAAATGATTTCGAGTTCGGAGCAGAAGACTCCCTCCTAGTGTGCACCGGGTGGGAAGTAGCTGCTGCCGACATTCGCAGCCACGACACCCCCCGTGGCGGGCAAGATGGAATATTCCCCGCCCGCGACCTACTCGGAAAACGCACCTGGACGCTGGGACTGGCCACAGTAACCAGCGACTATGATTCCGCTAGTGCACTGGTTGCCGCTTTTACTAACGCCTGGGAACAAGCCAGACGAAAAGCGACCCCCGGAGTGCTAGTACCGCTCGCCTATCAGGCAACCCCCGGTGGGCAATGGCGCTGCGTATTCGGACGCCCTCGCAAAATCCAAGCATCTACCGCTGACTATGCGGCCATGCAGGGAGTAATAAAAATAGCAGTAGAGTTCGACCAGCTTGACCCCGGGTTCTACAGTTCAGGCACCGGCGGCTCGCAAAGCGATGGTC